GGAATAACGAGTTGCAGCCAAGTATCTGCATGAGTAAAAAGCGAATGATTTAATAGTACAGTTTGGTTGATTTCACCTGATGCTAATTCTTGTCGTTCAAGATGATTTTGTACCAGCATGACGCCCATTGGACTGAAACCTGTAATGGCCGCTACTACAATCACGGCAATATTCTTTGTCAGAGTCATTGTCTGTCTCTATTTTCTTTTTCCTATATTATACTTCGCTGAAAGAGTCCATTCCTCTTTCTCACTGAATGGTAGAATTTTTATCTGGTTCAAAGATGCCATTGGTTCGTCTTCTATCCACGGGTTCACTAATTTTACCAAGTCCCATTCGTCTAATAGGTTTGCTATGGAGTTTCTCCTAGCAATATCATTTGATGATATGTTGGTTGGTTTTCCGTCAAGGGCAAATAGTTCTTTGAAATGAACTATCGCATACTCTCCCTGTTTATGTAGAATGTGGCAAGACTGGTATAAGGTTTTCGTTTTCTTGGAAGCAACACCCATTCTTGTTAGGGTTTCTCGCACTTTCAAAAAGTCTTGTTCGTTTTCTAATGTTACTTCCACTCCCACACCTAGTTCATCAAAAACTCCCATTTAGTTGTCTCCTCTTGTGTTCTTATTGTCTGCCACCTTTGTCATTTTTATACGCAATAACTTCCAGTTCCGCATCAGTCAATATACTCAAGGCTTCCAAAGTTTTCTTATTGTTATATCCATAATACTCTTGAACTATCTTAAAGTTTTTCTGAGTGTCCTTTTTAGCCCATTCGGTAAACCTACTTTTAGGTCTAATAGTATTTAGGTAAAAATCATTCTTTAGTTTAGCAGGAATATCATAGTATTGATTCATTTGGTTAGCAAACCAGATGGTGTCATGGAAATAGGAGAACGTTCTATGGATAAGAAAAGAGTGTGATTCAAATCCTTTTTCCATCAGGTCGGGGTCATCCGAATCACGGATGATGTCCTGACCTCTGTTAATTGCTTTCACATAATCAAACGGATTCATCTAATTCATCTAACCTTTGCCTGTTTTTTTCTTTTTCTTCTTTGATTTTCACATCCAGGAGGGTGCACCTCCTTATCGTGTGGGCAAGTTGGCTAATATAACAGGGCTGAGGTGTGGGGTATACCTCAAGTTCAACAGAGCCCGGAGTTTTTGGCACAACATGTGTTAATATTTTTCTTGGCCTTTCACCGTAGCCTGCCTTTGTATATATACCTGCGGGTGTGTTAGCCATAAAAGCACAAGGTGGGCGTTTATCCCTAACATCCTGCTTTCCATCTAAAGTGTCAATAATATGAGCTTTCATGGTATTGGTATACGCATATGTAGAAGGCATTTGTATCATAAACTCGTCTAAACGTTGCATTGCTATCTTTTTTGCTTCATCATCACCTATCACAAATTGCTCGACAGTATTTCCATTTGGATTCCAACCTTGATCTCTACAAAATGCTAGCGTCGCATTTTCTGCCTTTGTTAATCGATTCTTAGGAACTGGTCTGAAATATTGGAACACAATACTACCAATAGTACCTCTATAGTCCTTTTCTCGTGCTGCCTTATTTGTGCATTTTCCTACATTGATAATCCACCAGTCCCATTTGGGACATTTCACAAAAAAAGCATAGATACCACTCGCATCCGACGCCGGCAACTTGGATCTATCAACGGGCTCATCTAATATGGCCCTAATGGCGTTATTGTGATTCTCATAGAGGTATAAACCTCTGGTTCCAAACCGTTTAATTATGCCACCAGAGATCAATTCATTCAAGCTTTCATAATAGCTGTGAGAAGCGTATCCATAACGCTTCATGCGACGAGCCACTATTTTCTGAGATACAGGGTTATTATAATCTGATACTACCGCTTCTACAATTTTGGTTTTCATACTCTGTTTTTTCACATAATCAAACGGATTCATCTTTATATTATCTCATATTTAAGGTTATAAGTCAAGAAAAATTGGGGCAGGATTCTTTTTTTATATCACTATATGCTTTAACTAATACTGACTTTCCACCGACATTTGGAGCTCCCATATTAGAAATATATTTTGTCCAATCAATTTGTTCTAATAGTTCTCTAACATATGGTTTTTTAGCCACAAACAAAAAATGTGTAGTTGTGTTTACTGGTACATCTTCCATTTCGCATACTTGGATTTTGCCCCAATACTTTAAAGCAAACTCCCAATATTCTTTCTTCTCTAGTTGTTCTCTTACAATAGATGTTCGAGCAACATTATCACAAGTCAAAAACATATCGAAATCTGGATGTGATGTTGGTGGAGCTTTTTGTATTCTCAAATTTTTACCTAAAGGAGTTTTAGACCAAACTTGCATACAACAATTAACATCATGTGCTTTGCCGTCAGCTACAAAACTGTCCTTAGGTAATAACTCACTAAAGTATAAACCAAACTGGGGATCAAGACCTTTATGTACTTTCCATGAAGTGTGCCATTTTGCCGGAACAATAAAAGCAATCAAATCGCTAAACTTTCCAGCATGATTGAAAAACTTTTTTGCCAGAGGGTTCATGTAACCAGAACCGAATGGTGGATTTCCTACACACGCAACTCTAATATTATTGAACAAAGGACTCCAATTTATATCATATTCAAAAAAGTCTTGTTTAGTAATGTGGTGTAAGTATGCTGAACCGTCATTCTCGGGTTCTATGTCTAACCCTAAAGCTGTATCTGGTAAAAACTGAAGAATATTACCACAACCAGCTGACGGCTCTATTACCATATCGAACTCATCTAACGGCGCCAGTTTATTGATAACATCAACAAACTTTTTGGCTATCTCTGGTTTTGTGTAGAACTTATCGTACTCCATTAGTTGTTACCTTTCTGTCCACACAACGGAGGAATAGTTCCTATGCAGTCTTTATAAATCTCCATCAATCTCGCTTCATATGCGGGAGCAACTTGTGCTCTGGCTCGTAAGACTTTACCACCAACCTTTTCTGTCTTTGCATAGACTTCACCAATCTGGTAGCCATAAATCTCAACTTCACAATCCTTATCAAGTGCCAGATAATTACATTCGGTCAGGACAAAGTTTGTGGTAGAACAACTACCCTTAGTCATTGCTTTTTTGGTTCCACAATTATAAGATTGAAATCGACCAGATAAACCATCACTAGTCATTCCCAATTTTACAATCCAATCATCATAGACTATAACATATACCCATTCACCTTTCATAGACCATAGTTTTTCCTTACCGGCAATAGGTTTGTAATCTATAACTTTTCCAAGCCAGTTTGAACCCTTAATAAAAGTTCTTCTGCTGTTAGGGAAATTCTCCTCTGTGTTCAAAACACAATCAGCTATTTTGGTGAATTTGAGTCCACACTTTTTGGAGAAATTCTTAATTGTCATTTGGTCCGACATATCAAACACAAAGTCTCCATTCTTAAAAAATTTAACAACGTCCTCATAAAACTTCTTTAAGTTGTTGCCGCCTGCTTTAGGATAGTTCATACTATTTAAACTCCACGTTCATCATAATTTCTGTGAGCATCGCAACGGTGTTGATTTCGGTGTCGGATGCGAAGGCGTTCTTGTACTGGTATTCTGCCAGTGTGATGACCAACTGAGGCACACTCTCTGGTTTGGTGTAGTCATAGCAGGTGTCGTACAGTCTCCTACACAAACTTTCAAAGTCGTTATCTAGATTTGCTCCAACCCACTTTCTCATATTGGTGAACTCCTTTTCTTTCAGTGTCGTCACCAAGTCCATAAAGGTCTTGTCAGAAACCTGAACCAGAACACCAGCATCAATCTGACCACATGCCGCATACCTTTGGAGTTCGTTGATGAGTCTACGCCAGTCTGGCATATACTTCATAATCATCTCTGCAATGACCTTCTGGTCATATTGGACACCTTCTGCGTTCAGAATGTACTCAATACGTTTCAGGAACTGTGATGCTAAGAGGGGTTTTTCCTGATTGCCAATTTTGAAATTGACAATGGAACACCTGCCATGCAGGGGTTTGATAATTCTGTTGATATAATTACATGTTAGGATGAACCCACAACTCTTGGAGAACTCCTCCATGAAGTTCCTGAGAGCGGGTTGTGTAGATATTGCGTTAAGATAGTCTGCCTCATCTAGGATTACATATTTCTTACCATCGTTGACAAGGGACATAGCTGACGCATAGTTCTGGATTTTGTTTCTTAGGGTGTCAATGTTACCTTCCATGGAACCATTGATTACGATGTAGTCTGACCCCAACTGGTTGACCAAAGCCTTAGCAACAGTAGTTTTACCCACACCCGGACCCCCATGTAACAGGAGATTTGGAAGATTACCCTGTTTCAATAGGTCCGAGAAGTTGGATTTCAAACCATTAGGTAGAATACAATCATCAATTGTGGTGGGCCGATACTTCTCAACCCACAGGTATTCTTTAGTCATTGGATTCAACAACGACATAATATTTCATGGTGTCGTTTTCAAATACCGTCATACGTGTAGATAGAGTTACCTGATACGTGGCAGAAAGCAATTTGAAATACTCTATCTTCATTACGTTTCTGAATTTGGGTATCGCCTTAAGGTCTGTTAAGACCACCTTTTTATAGGTATGCGATAAGCTATCATTCACATCTGTAGCTTGCATCATTACGTTTGTACCATCACATGTAAACACGATATTGGGTCTCTGCATCACCCTAGCAGCTTTCAAGACCTCATCTAAGACATCAGCTTTGAGTTCAAATGTCAAAAGTTCATCTTCCATATCTAGCGTTTTCTTCTTGGGTGAACTGACTGTCTGTGGGTCTGCGAAACGGTATATGCTCTGTGAGGTTTTACCGTTAATCATCAGGTAATTGTCTGCGAATTTGAATGTCGGTTTGTCAAACAAATCCAAAACTCCAAGAAAGAGGTTTAGGTCGTAGATAGCAAATTCTTTTGGAAACGGTGTCTCCAACTTCGCAACAGCCAGGACGGTGTGACTCGGTGACATTGTTGCCAACTCATCCGTAGTGTCAAAGACCAGCCCTTGATTGATCGTTGCAAAGTTCTTGAGGATATCTACTGTCTTATCTGAAATATTCATTATATACTGTCACTCCATTATTTCATTATATTAGGTATTATACACCTATTTTGAGGCAATGTCAAGATTTTTCTTGTCGGTAAAATACAGGAGTAAGATAGCATAGTGAGCCAACTTGAGAAGGTCATCTTTATTGCGTCCTCCTTTTTTACCATATCGTGAAGCGTATTTGATACAGGATGCTCGTATATGTTCTTCTACGATGCCTACAGACTCCAACAAATCGAGCACCTGAACCTGGTCTTCCTGACCGACATAGTGCTGACTATACGTAGAGAGGATATATTTTTTCACCTCATCTAGGTATTTGTCCTCATCATATTTCAGCATCATTTTTTCCCTTTCTTTTTCCGTTGTTTCTTTACTTCTTTTTGTCGGTTCATCTCATCCATATCGGCAGTCGCAGCTACACCAATTGCAGCTAAATCTATTAAGGAACCACCAAAGTTGTATGACCCTGTATGGATCAAATGCATCCATGGACATAACCAAACTTTCAATCCAGCGGCTCTTGCCCACTGACAGAACATATAATCCTCTGAGAGGTATCGTCTGCTTTTGGAGTCAATCACACAATCAAAAAATGCCATAATCTCCCGTGAACCATCAAATGCTTCTGTTCTCACATGGTCTGGTTTGTACATAAACTCAGGGTATGCTTCTTGATACTTCTCTAGGGTCTTACGTTGTATCATCATGAAACCAGTTCCGCCCTCTAGGACCTCTACTGGTTCGTTTATTTTAAGTGATGTATCTCCCTCGACTGGATTAAACACATAGTCTCCAACGTATTTATCTAAATCGTTTGGGTCTTGGTCTGCATATCCCTTATCAACTGCCTTTTTAATTTTCTCCCACGCAATCGTTTTCTTTGGGTATGGGCCACAGATAATGTCTTTGTCACCACCTGATAGGGCAGCGAGTGCTAATACGTCGTTAGCATCAAACCCAATGTCACTATCAATGAACATTAAATGGGTGCAATCAGACCTGAGAAATTCATCCACTAGATAATTTCGGGCCCTTGTCACAAGAGACTCATTGAACAGGTAAAAGAACCTGACCTCTACACCATACTTTGCAGATAGCAACGCTAAATCTGCGGTTGACTTGGTGTACATACCAGAACACATACCCCCATACATAGGGGTAGCTACAAATATTTTTCTTTTCTGGAGTTCTTTCGCATCAATTGTAATTTCCATACCTATACCTCATATTATGTTACAAATTTCACCGTCTTATTTATATAAAAAAACAGGGAGAATTTCTCCCTGTAGAAGTTTATGTTGACGTTTTTAGAAAGGAGCCAGACTTTCGTCTGCATCACCATCCTTGGTGGTGACACCTTCTTCTTCTTCTTTATTTTCTCCGCCTGTCTCGGATTCTTCCAAGTCAGACATTCTGGACTGCTCATCAATCTTGGTGTAGAAGTCAAGGAAGGAAGTTTTCGTTTCCTCGTCAAACCGGTTGACGCACAACTTGATTGATTCCATCCTGTCCTCAAAGATTGAGAACGCATTGGCGATATGGACTAACCGTCTGGTGGAGATGATGTCATCTGAACCACCCTCTAGGAAAGTCTTTCGGGTTAAATCGGCCCACTCAACGAGGAGACCAATAAACTCGGTTTCTTTCTTGAGGTTCAAGGACTCGAATACCTTACTCAAGATTTTTTGTTCAACAGATTTTGCGGGATAATCCTGCTCAACTGTAATGGGGAACCTCTCAAGGAAAGCTTCATTCAAGATGTTGGTTCCGATGAACTGACCATCTTCTGACCCTTTACCCTTGGTGTTACCAGTTGCGATAACGGTGAACCCTGGAGCAGGTTTTACATATTCACCAGTCTTTTTGATGAAATATCCAGAACCCTCTAGGATTGACTGCAAGCACATAACTCTTGCGGGATTTGCAAGGTCAATTTCGTCCAGAAGCAATATAGCGCCCCGTTCCATGGCTTCGATAACAGGTCCCTTAAAGAACGCTGTCTCACCATTGACGAGCCGGAAACCACCGATTAGGTCATCTTCATCAGTTTCACCCGTGAGATTGACCCGTATCAATTCCCGTTTTGCGGCAGCACATGCTTGCTGAACCATGAAAGTTTTTCCGTTACCGGAAAGACCAGTGACGAAAATGGGGTAGAATAACTGTGATTCTATGATTTTCCGCAACTTTGTAAAGAACCCGAATTTAACGAATAACTTGTCCTTCTGAGGAATTAAGCACTCCTCCCTGGCGGTCGATGTGACCGTTGCGAGGGTAACGTTATTTGCTCCGGGCTGTGACTCTTCCACAACTGTCATAACAGGAGTTGTGGTGCCTGTATTAGGTACCTGATATTTCCCGTGGGATACACGGAACTCAGTTCTTGCGAACCACGAAGGAAACGGTATCTTTGCTTTCTTCGCAACCTCTTTTATCTGTGATTTGGTGATTACTGCACCCGGACCAAAGGTCTTTTCGGCAGCCTCCACAAATCGTTTTCTTGTAGGTGTCAACATAAATTTAGTTCTCCTTTCAATCTATTTCCTACTCTCATAATACCATTATACTACATATGGTGACCGTGGCAAGCGTTTTTTTACGCAATCTGGTCAATAAATTTCGATAAAATCACCCGTGAAACCAACTTTTTCTTTGTCATTTTCACTAATTGTTCTTTCAGTGTTTCGGCATCCCTTTCGTATCCACCGGCGGTGAATCTACCAAGGTATTCATCTTCAAGCTGTTTCTTAGTTTTACCCAAATCTTTACCACCTTTGATGATGTATAATTCATTGTAACCAGCATCTTTCATAACTACTGCTTGGTGTTTCTCAAAAAACTCTAATGTTGCCTCTTGGTCAATATCGTCACTGGTGAATGCTTCTAATGCTTTAATAATGGGTTGACTTGTGAGGAAGAACCCAACAACATTCACACCACAACGGTCCCGAAGGATAGTCAAGAGGACCTTGGTCATATTTCTTCTATCTGAATTCCAACAGGAGCTATAGGTAGAACCAGTATTTATTTTCTCTTGAGTGTAATCTTTTTTCGTAACAGGGTCATGGACAATATCATTATTACCCACTAATTCTGCTCTAAAAGGATCATCTGTTGGTATTCTGGGAACGACTTCGTTTGTCTGTTTCATTTTAGGAAGAGGACCAATCTTTTTACAACCGTTAGAAT